TCGTTGATCCCCAGAACGCTCTTAATTCGATAATGCAAGGAAGTGGTATATGAAGCCACCGAACAACCAGTAAAAATTGGAGGTAAAAACTAGCTGTTCTACATTAATCATGGTAAGAGTACCAACCGTCAAATCATATTATTTTTCTTTAAAAACTTGTTCGTAATAGTCTACCATAGGAATATACCTAGATGTTTCAATTAATTTACCACTATCATCATGAGTTTGATCCATTAACCATTCCCATATAGTATTAGCTTTTTCAAGATCCCCACCTTTTTTAGCTTTATCTATCTTGGCCTTGATTTCATTGATGTGTTCTCCCCATTGCTGAGTTTTAGTCTTGTCTTTGGTTCTAGTTGCTCTCTCACCATCATCATCATGAACTTCAAGAGAAAGCATACTCCAGAGTGCGTATCTACGATTGTAAGTTATGGAACTGCCTAGCGACTGGCTGTCCTCTTTAGCCATTATTAGCCTAATATTAGACTCAATAAATTCTTCAGGATAATCTACTAAATAAATCCTGGTGTTTAATAAATCAATTCCATCAACATACTGAACAGTTTGCACATAACCCATACCCAATTCATATAGAACTGGCTTAATCGTATCGATTATATTGTTAATGTTAGCGTATTTATAACTTAGGAATTCGTTCTTAGATGTTCTTTCTACCTGGTCTACCTTGCCACGAAATTGCATCATAGCTTTCCAAATAGTAGGTTTTTTATCTGTTTGTTTTGCCATATCTTGTTTCCTTTTTTGTTAAAAATTACATTATACCACCATTTTGTTAAAAATATGTATATAATATATTTGTAAGTTGTAAAAAATATGCTATTGCTATTAACTCTAGAGGGCGATAGCATACTCTTTATAACTAGCAAAGGAAAAAAATATGTATAACACTAAAGTAAAGTTTTATAAAACGGAAGAAAAAGTAAAAATTGAAATGGATCTAAAAGATTACAGATCATTATTGGAACTTAACAATTTTTTACAAAATCAAATTAGTATGATGCATGAAACATCTACTATCTACCTGTCCGATTTGGGCAAATTTGAAGAATATGAGTTAAAAATGGCTCGTATCTTAGACTTTAGAAACATGGAAGGCCATAACCATTTCTGCGATTATGTACTTAGCAACGATCCTAGAGCAAAAGAGGGGAATGTATAATGGGAACAGAAAAAGATGTTCTACAAGAGGCTTACCATACTCACAGTCAACAATTAGCTGAACTTAAAAACTTAGTATTACAATACATAGAAGTTGATGATGACTTTAGCTTTAAATTTGATGATATTAGGGATTTATTAGAAAATCATTTAAAAAATGCTGAGTTATCGTATGAGCCACCTGAGTTTACTTGTGATGATTGTGCTTGGCCTGATGGTACACTTAAAGAAGGTATTGGCTGTTGTTGTGGGAGAAACGATTAATGATTGCTGAATTACAATGTACTAAATGCGATCATAAATTTACAGGTGATGTTTTTAACTATAAACTTACATATGATGAATGGTTAAAAGATGTTAGATGTAAATATTGCAATTCAAGACAAACTATTACTGTTAAACCTTTAACTGTATTCCAAAAATACACCAGAAAATGGGAGTTTAGAGGGCGAGATAAGACCAAACATAGGGTTAAAGTAATTAATACTCGGTTAGTCGATGTCGATGAATGTGATATAGACACTAGCGATTGGCCTGATTTATGCGATTCTTTTGTATCTTCTGCATATTGGTTTGATGGTACACTATTAGAAGATGAAGAATTAGAACACCTCAACGAAAATAGAGATTTTTGTTACGAGGCATTTATGAATCATTTATTTTAGGAGAATTTTATGACTGAAAAAAATTTACATGATGACTGGTTAGAAGATGATGAATCAGATTTAGGAGAAGAAAAATATAGGCCTTTAAGTGGTTACGCTAAATCGATAGCTGAACAAACTGATGAAGAAGTCCAAACAGAACATTGGAATAGAGAGAGGCTATCTGAATAATGATTTATTTTGGAACTAAATATCAAATGCATAAACAAAGATTAAAGGAGGAAAGTATGAATGACCCTGATTTAGTGAATTTGGTTAGATCCCATTCACAATTATTAGAAGCAATAGAATATATGGCTGGACAATTAAAATTAAACATTAGAAAAAACATAATTACTCATGTTCTTTTGAATGACAAAATGTTAAAAAAAATAGAAGATTGTGAATCCATCCAGGATGTCGATGATGATGGTATACCTTTATAAAGGAGTTATATGTTTAATAAAATAATCGGTCTGTTGATAGTCGGTCTTTTGTCGGTCGGTACTGGGTCGCTCGTTTATATCGTAATCTGGTTAAATGCTTTAAGAAAAGGCTGGTTAATTTAATTATAGAGGAGGAAAAAAAATGAAATACTGACAATTTAAGTTTCTACAAAAGGCTCTATCTTGAGCCTTTTTTTTTGTTATAATTTCCTGGTAGCTAATTTTGGCTACTAACAAGGATAAAAATATGACTGATAATAAAGTACCTTTTTTCCAACCCTTTGCAAGTATTAAAGAAGGGTTTGATGAATTGTTTGAGGTAATAAAAAAAATAGACAATATTGATGATAGAACTAAACTATTAGTTATTTATGGTTGTCTTGGGCAAACTGTACAAAACGAAATACCCTGGACATTAATTAAAAAAGGAGATAAAAATGGAGATTAAATATAATGATTTAAGTAAGGGCGAAGCATTTATTGTTAACTGGCAATATCGCATATTAAAAGATGAAGCTTTAGAGTTGGCAGATGCTATTGCAAAAGCAGATACAGGAAACAGAAAAGTATTTGATTACTTTTTCCCTGAATATACCCAGGCAATGACTGATTACCAAAGCACAAGAGATTGGTGGGCAGATGTTGAGGTAAAGGCGGGTTTGCTTAGTCCTAACTGGCGTGAGGAAATGAAGGCCAGAATAAAAGCTCACAATAAAACTAAAAAGGAGGAGTTATGATTACCTATGAAGGCCAAAGATACAATGTTGTATTAAGTACATTAGTAACATATGACAAAGCCTCTGAGTTTGAAGAATGGTTTCAGGATAACATTGGAACTGACTTACAAAAAGATGAAGATATCAATGGCACTATTGAATATGTCATGTGTGATATTACGAATGAAGAACTAAGACTCATTGAGCAATATGAAGATAAATATTTACTGGAGGTAAAGTAATGGAATATTCAAAAAAGACTAGAGATAAAATAGCCAAGATACTTAGAGAGGAGGAAGAATATCCTTTTAAAACACTTAAAAATCTTGATTTTAAAAAATTTCCAAAAGGACAAACTGTACTGCCACACCAATGCCAACATTGTGGTGTTGGTATGGGTGAGGGATATTATTTTGATGATGATGGGTATGCTTGCTCTCAGCATTGTATGTTAAGCATACTTTACAGTCAGGACTCTTATTATTGGACAACCTGGCAAGACCATTCACAACAAAATCTTAAAGAAGGTGAGCCAGTTTATGATGCAGAAGGCAATGCTTATTATTTGACTGAGAGATTTGAAGATGGCGAAGTTTATTCAGATGAGCCTTCATTTAAAGGAGGCCATCATTATGACTATTACTAAACTAGCATCTTTAAACAAACTTAGTAATTGGAGTCCAGTTAAACAACTTGAACCAGTTGGTAAGAAAGCAGTCATTCCAGAAGAAATATGTTCGAATTGTAATCACTCAATAGAGTATGACCGCAACTTTGACTGGGAAACCGAGATATGGCATTGCTCGAATTGTAATACTGAGTTTTCGGTCGATATCGAAATCGTCAGGGATTGGCAAAACCAGGCGGTTTGGAGATGATAAAAAGAACTGACTTAATAGTGGCTGTAATTCTGATCCTTTCAATTATTCTATTTTTGTTTGGGGTTCTGGTATTATTAATCACATAGGGCAAAGGCTTGCACCCTTAAAAAGCGAGCCGTAACAAGGAGTTTATATGAGAAAAATAAGCAAAGAAATCGCCCACGCTTTTAACCAGGGCAAAACAAAGTCAATTGGAAATACAATGACAAATGGTAAAGAAGTCTATTTACATGGTAACAAGATTGCCTGGCGTTCAAGTGGTAATGGCTTGGAACTAACTCTGGCTGGCTGGCCTACGGTCACAACTAGAGAACGACTCAACGCCATACTATATGTTGAGGGGTTTAATGTTAAAGCGGGCGAGGGTTACGGTTTTTACTTTAACCAGAAAAACTATAACCAATACCTGACTAAAATTACATTTAACGGTTATGAAAAACAATCTAAAAGTAAACCTATAACTGATAATGAAATTATTACTCTATATCAGGGGAGCGTTTAACAATGGTTACTAATTATTTTAATGAGCAAGAAGTTTTAATTAATAAAATTCTCGACCGTGTCGATGAGATGCGGTCTTGGTTACCCAAGCATACGCCAGACAGGGAAAGATTGTCACACAGTCTAGAACATGCCCAGCTAAACCTGGAGCAACTCAACAAGCTTTCATCGTTCGATGATGGCTCGTTCGGTCATGATGTCTTTGGTATCTATAAATATGGATGGTGGAGCAATTCAACATGCGACTGGCTGCCCAGGTGTAGTTAATTTAAGCTAGTAAATGATGCCCCTTAATTGGGGCATTTTTTTAGTCCGACCGAAGCAAAACTCCAAGATCTATAGAACAATTTAACTTCCTAATATTAAATTATAGAATTAAGAAGTTAATTTTAACTTCCTGATATTTTTTTTTAACTTCCTAAATTAATTTTTGCTTGTGGTATTAATTCAACAGAACCCCCAGCTCTCCCAAGATCTCTAGAAAATGATTTCCTTTATTAGTGCGGGTTGTAGAGGTGGCGTTTTTGCAACAAGTTATGAAGCATCGCCTAAACCCATCAACTAATAGTAAGAAATACATAGGGGGAATATACAAAGCTCAGGAACACAGGAACACATCAAGCGAGTGCCTGGGGTTGTGGCGTGTTGTGTTAGATATTAACTAGAAGAATAGTAATTAAATATTGATTACCCCACACTTATATTTTAACTTCCAGGTGTCGTTCGTTCTGTGTACTGGGGGCATGAATAGAGGCCAGTTAAATACCTGGGGCATATGTTGGCATGGCTAAACATAAAAAGGCTCTAGAATGGGCAATTTTGGATGTTCTGCAAGATCTCTAGAAAGTAGCACAAACCCCCCTGGGGGAGGCTCATTGCATATAGCAACAGTAAACGCTATACCCCACCCACAAAAAACAAAATTTCAAAAAAAAACCATTTTAGACTTCATATGTGCTATACTACAGCCATGAGCAAAAGAAAAGGTAATCCAGCATTAGTCAAAGGTATGACATCTCTTAATCCAGCAGGTAGACCTAAAGGTTCAGTTGGTAAATATACTGCGTTAGCACGAGAGTTAATGTCTGAGAAAAGTAGTGAGATTGTACAAAAAGTAATTGATAAAGCTATGGAAGGTGATGTGCATTGTTTAAAGATGTGTATGGATCGTATATTGCCTGTACAAAAAGCAGTTGACTCTAATAGAGCAAAAAATGATGCCCAGGTGATTATTAATGTAGCCTCTATTGATTCTATTGAACAAAAAGCTAATGAATATGATGATGCTGAATTAATAGATCCTGTAGAAAAATCTGATGATGAAATTATAGTTAATATAGATACCTCTCCTATGGCGGAAAAATTTAATGACTAAACTTTCTTATGAACCTGAAAGAATAAAACCAAGCAATATTAAAAAACCTTTGTTTTATTTTACTGACAATTATCATGTAAACACCTTTGAATTGCTTTCTGCAAAATTTAAAGATACTGGTGAGCCTTTGTATGAGTGGGATATTGACCATATTAATGATAGAAATGATGAAAAAAAATGGAATCTTTGGTTTGAAAAAAATATTTCAGAAGATACTATAAGAGACCCTTATTTATGAACATGGAAACCGAAGGAATGTTTATTGGCGGTGATGATATTGATAAACGATATACAACATCTTTAATTATGCTTTCAAAATTATTAAAAACAGATGTTTCAGAAATTAATGATAGGATTTCTTGGTTTATAGAGAATTCTGATTTAGAAGTAAAAACTTCCACAATAACAATGGATGATTTTCAAAATTTTCATTAAGCAATAGTATGGCTGAGTTAAACATTGATTTACACCCTGCTCAATTACAAATCTTTCATTCCAATAAGCGTTTTAAGATAGTTGCTGCGGGTAGGCGTTTTGGTAAGTCTTATTTATCTGCTTGGATTCTTTTAATTAAAGCGATACAGTCTGATAGTAAAGATGTGTTCTACATTGCTCCTACTTTTCAGCAAGCTAAAGACATTATGTGGGCAATGCTTAAAGAGTTAGGTAAAGACCTAATTGTCCAAGCATACGAGAATACAGCAGTTCTTACTTTAATTAATGGTCGTAAGATATACCTTAAAGGATCTGATCGACCTGAAACTTTGCGTGGTGTAGGATTAGCATATGTTGTGCTTGATGAATATGCTTCTATGAAACCACAAGTTTGGGAACAAATTATTCGCCCTACTCTTGCAGATGTCCGTGGTGGTGCTTTGTTTATAGGAACGCCCGCAGGAAAAAACCATTTCTTTGACTTGTATAAAGATGCTTTAGAAGATGAAGATTGGGATGCTTTTCAGTTTACTTCGACAGATAATCCTTTCTTGCCAGCAGAAGAAATCGAAGCCTCAAAAAAAACAATGTCCTCTATGTCTTTTAGACAAGAATTTGAAGCATCATTTGAAACAACCTCTGGTGGTATATTTAAAGAAGAATGGTTTCAAGTTGATGAAGAACCAGAAGAAGGTAACTATGTTATTGCTGTTGATCCTGCTGGATATGAAGCTGTAGAACAAGAAAGAAATCTAAAGCGTTCTAGATTAGATGAAACAGCTATTGCAATTGTTAAGATAGATCGTGATAAATGGTGGGTTAAAGACATACTACATGGTCGATGGAATGTAAAAGAAACTGCTAAAAAAATTCTTTACTCTGCAATAAAAGTTGAATCAGCTACCGTAGGCATAGAAACAGGCTCACTTAGAAACGCAATCTTGCCTTATCTTGAAGATGAGATGCGAACTGAAGGTAGATGGGTTTCTATTATAGAACTTAGACATGGCGGTAAAAAGAAAAACGATAGAATAACTTGGGCGTTACAAGGCAGATTAGAGCATGGTCAAATTACTTTTAACGAAAAAAAAGAATGGAGAGAATTTACAAACCAATTATTAGATTTTCCTAATAGATTAGCACATGATGATATGTTAGATGCTTTAGCTTATATAGATCAAGTAAGTGTTGCAGATTTTGCTCACTCAATAGAATTAGATGACGAATGGAGGCCAATAGATAATGTCGCTGGATATTAGTAATTTAACAAAAGCAGAAATGGATGAGTTGTTAGAGTTTAGCAATGATAAAACCAATATAATAGAAAGATATATAGTTGCTTGTCAAATAATAACAAATCTTATAGATGATGGAGAAGGATATTTATATAATCAAGAAAATTGGGATGACAATGTTGATTTAACTATATGTAAATTGTTATTAGATGGCGATATTGTTATTGAGCCAGAAGAAAGAAAGTTACATTAAGAATAAAAAATGTGATATAATCGGCACTTATTTAAGTGCCTATATTAAATATGAATAAATCAGAAACAAAATACCAGGCGTTAGCAGGTTGGTTATCACACAGGCTAGAAGGCTGGAGGACACACAGAAATATTAACTACATTCCTATGTGGGATGAATATTATCGTCTGTGGAGAGGTATTTGGTCTGCTGAGGATAAAACTAGAGCAAATGAAAGATCAAGGTTAATTTCTCCTGCATTACAACAAGCTGTTGAATCATCAGTTGCAGAATTAGAAGAAGCAACTTTTGGGCGTGGTAAATGGTTTGACATAAAAGATGATATGCTTGATGAAGATCCTAGAGAAGCAGAATATATTCGTAATTTATTACAAGAAGATTTAGAAAAAACAGGTTGTAAAGATGCTATTTGTGAAGTATTTTTAAATAGTGCTATATATGGTA